AACTATCAATTATCAGGTTAAAGAAGTTAAAGAAAATAAAAACTATTTACATTTAAATGTTAAATTATGAGCAAAGAAAAAACTACATACATACACGAAACTAATTCATTGCATTGTACTGATGGGGAGTTACATATTTCTTATGGCAACCATAAAGATGAAAAATACCTTGTCTTTAATGTAGAACAGCTTTACAAGGACTTACCTTTTATTGTTAGCCAAGTCATTAAAGAAAATAAAAAGATGCAGGAAATGTACTTAGAATTAATCAAAGAATCATTGGAGGAATTATGAAAATAAAACAACTTGCAATTTATTGTTTAGATAGTATTTTAAATTATCCATCTATTGAATTAGAAATAAAAGAATTTTATCTATTAGCAATAAGTGAAATTAAAGAAGGTGGTTCAGAAGTACACGAATGTGAAGCGTGTTATATGTCAATAGAAGGTTTAATACAATACTTATGATTTTATTAGTAGATGCAGACAGCTTAATTTTTGCAAGTTGTTACAAGAAAAGGGAACATCCTGAAGATGATAAATACTATACAGATATAGCTGATGCTAGAAATAAGTTTGACCAACAGTTTATGGCTATTGTAAACAAGCTCGAAGATATGTACAGCATTGATAGGGTAGTTACATTTAGTGGTTCAAAAGGTAACTTTAGAAAGCTAATTACAGGCAAGTATAAAGCCAATAGGAAAAAAGCAGAATTACCACCATTATTAAATGAGATGCACCAATTTGTAAAAGACCAATACGATTCAGTTTATGGTTATGGAATTGAAACAGATGATATGGTTGCAAGATATTGGTTTAATCTAAGCAGAGAAGTTGGAAGGGATGAAGTGATGATAGTTTCAATAGACAAGGACTATAAGCAGTTTCCTGCATTGATTTACAATTATCATTATAAGCACCAAGAAATACTTGACATATCAGAAGAACAAGCAATGTATAATTTCTATGAGCAAATGATTATGGGTGATACTGCTGACAATGTAAACTACTTTAAAGGAAAAGGTAAAAGGTTTGCAGAAAAGTACTTTGCAGAATGCACAACCAAATACCAATATACTAGAAAGCTGTATGAATTATTTAAACAAGAATACAAGGGAAAAGCAAGACAGAAATATGCTGAATGCTATCACCTTTTAAAACTAAGAACAGAATGAAGATACTAAATTTATATGCCTGTTTAGGTGGCAACAGATACAAGTGGAACGAAGTAAAAGAAGACATTGAGGTTACTGCTGTAGAATGGGATGAAGAATTAGCAAGGCTATACCAAGAAAGATTTCCTAACGATACAGTTATAGTAGCAGATGCCCACCAATACCTGCTTGACCATTATAAAGAATTTGATTTTATATGGAGTTCTCCACCTTGTCCGAGTCACTCTAGGGCAAGATTTTGGAATACTAAAGCACATAGAATTTATCCAGATTTAAAATTGTATGAAGAAATATTGTTTTTGCAAACTCATTTTGAAGGTAAATATGTAGTAGAGAATGTGATTCCTTATTATGAACCTTTAATTCCTGCTCAAAAAAGGCACAGACATTTATATTGGACAAATTTTAACTTACCCAATATATTAACTACTAGGAATATAATTGTTTGCAATAAAGAAAAAGACGAATTTATAAAACAATGTAAACACCACGAAATAGATGTAAGTGGATATTTAGGTTTACAAAGGAAAGCTAAACTTGTTAGAAATATGGTAGACTATGAAGCAGGAAAAACAATATTAGAAATTGTATTAGGGATAGAAAAACAAAATAACACAAACCAAATAAAAATGTTTTAATGAAAGCAACACAAATCCATTACGATAACGGAAAAGAATATGATGTTATTGATGTAATTAATGATTACGAATTAAACTTTAGCAGGGGTAACGTATTAAAATATGTTATTAGAGCAGGAAAAAAGACTGATGAATTAGGTGACTTATTAAAAGCACAGGATTATCTAGAACGAGAAATAGAACTTTTAAGAAATAAATTATGAGACAGAAAGATTTAGAAAAAATAAGTGGAGCAATATTGACTTCATTTATCAACCTGCATTTTTTAGAAGATGCTGACAAGATTGGTTTATTCAAACAAAAAGTAAGAAACAACGTTAGAAGGACTATAAGCGACTTAAAAGAAATAGAGGTAAATTACTATAACAAAGTAGAAGAAGTTGATGAAAGTGACCTTGCTGACAAGCTAACGACAAATAAAATGGTTTTTTTAGAATGGCTTTTAAATAAGTTTGATTTTAATGACTTTTGTAANATCCANGAAATATGTTTGGCATATGAATTAGACAAAGAAGCAATCACAGAATCATCAGATAAAGTATTAGAAAATAACGGAGCAACATCAATAGGNTAAATTATGGTATTAAAAGATATACAAAAAATAGGTAATAGTGTAAAAGAAATGTCNGGTATAGATATTTTNAAAAATACAAGAAACAGAANNCACGTTGAGTTAAGGGCNTTAGTTTGTTTTATCCTNNGAGAAAAATTAGGAATGAGGTGGACAAACATTTCATTATACTTTGAATCAGAAGGAAAAACTATGCATCACGCAACAGCTATTCATTCAGTTAAGATGTACCCAATTTACAGAAAGTACAATAATGACTTACAGGAATTAGAAAGGTGCTTTAATTTTAAAAGTGAATTGCAATACGATGAGATTGACAAGTTGCATTACCTGCAGGGAAAGTTTGACAACTTAGAATCTAAATACAATGCTTTAAAAAACAAAATAAAAAACAATCCTATCTTAAAAGTATTACAAGAAATACCTGAAGATTATGTTGGTGAAGTAATTCAGACAATAGATTTAGTGAAGAAAAGTTGGGAATGGAAGAAAAAATAAATTTAATTAAAATAAACTAAAATGATAAAAGCGATTTTTTGGATAATGGTTGCAGTAATTGTAGCAAAAGTAGGTAAGGCAATAGCTAAAAAGTTATTTCCTGAAGATTGGGAATAAAAGATTTAGGTTTTATTACGTTATAATAGAAACATTTACAATGGAATTATTACGTTATGAAATTAAAGTAGGGTTTTTTAAAGGGGTTTTGTTTGGTATCAGACATTACCCTTTTGAAGATGAAGAAACATTTGAAGAAGATATAGTATTATACTTTGGATTATTTCAGTTAATAATTACAATAATTTATAGAAAATAATTTTTTTGTAACTTGCTAAAAAATATAAACAATGATTAAAGCTAAAATAGAAAAGGTAAGCATTTCATCAATAACAGAAAATGCTGCAAATCCTAGAACAATCAACAAGCATAAGTTTCAGAAACTTGTTAATAGTGTAAAGGAATTTCCTGAGATGCTATCACTTAGACCAATCATAGTCAATAAGGATAATGTTATCTTAGGTGGTAATATGCGTTACAAGGCTTGTAAGGAACTTGGACTTAAAGAAGTCTATATTATACAGGCAGCAGATTTAGATGATAAACAAGCACAGGAATTTATAGTTAAAGACAATGTAGGTTTTGGCGAATGGGATTGGGATATTTTAGCAAATGATTGGAATGTGAAAGAATTAGAGGAATGGGGATTGGATGGCTTTCCTTTTGAAGAAGAAATACCAAGTGATGAAGATTTAATAGGAGAAGAAAAAAATAATAAACCTTCTATAAAAATAACATTTAATAATATAAATGATTTAGAAAATGCAGAACTTGAGTTAAAAAGTATTTTAAATAAATATCAAGATTCTTTTTATTCTGTATCGTAATGAGATTAGAAATAGCATCACATAGTGCAATTAAATATGCTTGCCTTAATTTCCATTATGCAAAAGTTGTTCCACTTACAAGTATAGGTTTTAATGTTTATAATAATAATAATGAATGGTGTGGATGTATAACTTTGAAGGGGAAAAATATATTGATGAATTTTTAAATAAAATTATAATTCAGGTTAAAGACTTTTACAAATTTAAACTTAGAAAAGAAATAAAAGAAATTACCTTAGATGGTTTTTATGTATATAAACATACTGTTGATAATGAAGTTGTTTATATTGGTAAAGGTAGTGGGGACAGAATGTATAGTATTAATAGAACATCAGGTGAACACACTAAAATTATAAAAGATGGTGGTGTTAATTTTAAAATTATATCAAATGGAATGACTAATGAAATAGCTTTAATTTTAGAAAAAGAATTAATAAAATTTTACCAACCTGTTTTTAATAAACAAAATATACTAAAATGATAAAAGCGATTTTTTGGATAATGGTTGCAGTAATTGTAGCAAAAGTAGGTAAGGCAATAGCTAAAAAGTTATTTCCTGAAGATTGGGAATGAAAGATTTAGGTTTTATTACGTTATAATA